ATAGCGGATATAAGAGGCTTTTTTCCTATCCATTAAGTTACCTACCTCTACACCATATAAAGGCCTGTAATGGCTTCCTATGGCTTCTGTGTAGGCACTCATACCAAGCCTGTGGCTATGTCCCGCTATGACCGATTTGCCCCATTTTTTTGCTAGGTTGAGCGCAGTGATTCCAGCGTGCTGGCTCATGCTTCCTTCATCGCCATGGGCTAAGACCCAGCCTGGGTGAAATTCGTATGCAGTCTTATGGTAATCAATGCCCATAGATGCAAAGTCCATGAACTTAGGATATTGAAGCTCTGGTAAACCTATTAAGCCAGGTGCTTTTAGTAAAGTGCTATAAAGGCGATCAGTATGATTACTGCGGATAACACTAGCCTTTGCGCTGTACTCGGTAAGATCCCAAAGAATGTCTTGACAAGCTGCACGATCTTCGTTAAGAGTCTGACTGTAAGCCAGAGGTGTGCCCTCGCTCCATTTCGAAATTGTCTGGAAATCAATTTCATCTCCCACCACCAAAACTTCATCAAACTTCTCACGTCTTGCCAATTTAATGACGTTCTTGACTGCATGCTCATGATGGTATGGGATCTGTAAATCGGATATTACTAGCCAACGCTTAATCTTCATCCTCTTCTGGAGTAGGGATAGTTGGGATAATGCCATCTTCGCCTACTACCCAATCGGGCATAGACGCTGGACTATCCATAAGATATAGAGCTACCGATTCTGAGAAACCTGCCCTACGTGCAGCTCTGTACATCTCGTGTTTTGCAATATAGAAAACTTCTAGCTTAGATAATGGGTCAGGTGATTTACGCACCACACGTCTGTTTATCTTCTTACGCTTACGTCTTGTATCAGCCATGTGTTTATTGTCTCTTAACTATTAGAGAATACAGATCATCAACACGCTGCTCTAATCTAGTTAGTTGATCTTTCATACTAGATCCGCCGTTAGGACGTAATTCGTTAAGCCAGCCTTTAACTAAAAAACGTAATCCTATTAGCACGGCGCTCAGCACGGCGCAACCGCCAGCGCCAAACGCTGCCCATTCTGCAGGACTCATGCTTCATCTGCACCGAGGCCATAAGCACTGTCGGATTTGTCTAAAGCCCTAGCTGCTGGACCTGCTAATGCTGCAACAATTACAGACACTGCTGGATCTAAACCTAATTCATTACTTGCTAGAAATGTCAACAAAGAGACAAGCACACCCCTAAAGTATGATTTTAGTATTGCTTTTTGCTTCTCGGTTATTTTCATAGTTTTCCCCCTAGTAGTGGTATATCAAACGGCTTAGAATCTTTGTCGCCTAACTTGGAAAAACTGCAGTGAAAATGTTTTGTATGTTTGTTAAAGCCCCTGTATTTTCGCCACTTAAAATTAAGTATTCTGCTAGCGATCATGCCATTATGGATTACGTAAGATATGCGCTTATCGGTCTTTGCACAGATTCTGATTTGGTCAGCCAGATATACTGAGATCCCTTCGGATGAACCCAGGCGAGAATCAACATCAATGGCTCGTACACACCCATCTGCATCTGGATTGTGATCCGATTTTGTGGTGGAATGACGAGCATCACCCAGCCACCCATCAGAGGTAGTGCGACGATCTGGGTACCAGGTATCAATTTGATCTCTTAATTGTGTACCTGCAGCACATAGCCATGGCTTCATAACACAGGCTCTGGCATTATCCACCTGCAAGTATCTTCATCAAATCCAATATTATTAGCAGGCTCAGGTGCTATAAACGCATCTCTAACTGAATCATACTTAAATCCAATGCCTGCAAAATTATATCTAATGTTGCCATTATATGAAGTGCGCTTACATACTTGACTTCTAAAATTACCATACCAAGTTTCAGTATCTAATCCTTCAATAGTTTCAGTCTCATCTATACCTACTATAACTTCGGTAACAATATTGTTTTCATCTAAGAATGCGTAATGTGCCATTATGCCCAACTCACATTTCCAGTACCAGCAGTTATTGTAGTTACTTTATTTGAACCGTCTGTAGCTGTAGATCCTGTTAAACCTGCACCTATAGTAATTACTCCTGCAGCAGTAGGATATTTTAATATAACAACTCCTGAACCGCCATTACCAGCTTGCTGTGCGTTAGCATTTCTGCGACCACCACCGCCACCACCAAGATTTGCAGTGCCATTATTTTGCGCTGAATCTGCGCCATTTGCTCCGCCACCATTTCCGCCAGTGCCTTGATTTGTGCTACTCGCTCCACCGCCACCACCTGCATAATATGTAGAGCTACCAGTAATTGATACTGCAACGCCAACTCCACCATTTCCACCATCTGTATCGGCTGTGCCTGCGCCACCTACTGCCCCTGCGCCACCACCACCACAGCTTGCTAAAGTTCCTGTATTAGTTCCACCTGCGTAACCTTGATTTGCTGTGCCTGCGCCGCCAGTACCGTTGACTGGGCCATCAAAATATTGTGTAGCACCACCACCTGATCCACCAGATTTTCCTGTAGCAGATGGACCACCTAATGCAGTATTAAAATATGAACCTGCGCCGCCACCGCCACCAATAGATGTAATTGTAGAAAACACAGAATCATTACCGCTGATACCTTGTGTATTGCTAACTCCACCTGCTCCGCCTGCGCCAACAGTTACAGTGTAATTTGTTGATAAAGATAAAGTTAAAGCAGTTTCTAAAGTACCACCGCCGCCAGTATTTGTTACTGTGCTTCTTAAACCGCCTGCGCCACCGCCTGCACCTGAATATGAGCTTCCGCCACCGCCTGCACCAGCTACAACTAAATAGTCTACTACTAAAGGTGTAGGTGGCCTTTTTACACTTTGAATTCCTGCAACGATATTACCGATCATTATTCTACTGCCCCTACTACATACCATGCATTAGCAGCAGTTTTAATACACACTGCAGATTTATACTGTGCAAGGGTTGGCGATGCTGCAACTGCGCCAGCACTTAATACTGTAGTAGTGCCTGGTGTTACTGCACTAATTGTGCAAGTGCCTGCACCAATATTTAATACAGTTAATGCTGTGCCTACTGGAAATGCAACAGATGCATCGGTAGGAATTTTAAATGCTATTGCTGTTGCTTTGTTCATTATCTCTAATACCTGATATTGATCTGCAAGTACAGCTGTGTAATCTACTGTATTGGCAGTGCCTACTGTAAATGAAGTTAAACCATTAAACATGCCAGAGGTAAGTACATCACCTGTCGCTGCTGGAAATCCTGTTGCCATTATATCTCCTTAATAAGAAAGTACGTTTTGCCCTAAGACACCGTAATCTACGTTGCCTATTATAAACCCATCTATGACAGGTTCTAGTGTTGTAAAGGTTGTTTTCCAACTATTTGGTGTTATGTTCATGCGTACACCAAAAATCTGTAGGGTCTTCTCTAGCAAAGATCCGCCTGGCTGGGTAGTAATAATGGTTATAGGGTCAAAGAAATCTAGATCTAGGGCTGCAACTACACCTGTATCATAGTTAGGCGTGTATAAGTCTAGGACTATGGCATCACATCGGATACTAGTCTCAGCTCTACTAGCCACATAAGCCTGGGCATAATCTAGGGCTACTGCATCAGTTTCCATAAGTAGGTTGTCTAGGTAATAACTGTGTAAAAAGTATTTATCTATGGATGCTTGATTAGACGCTACCTGTGCGCTACCACCAGTCCTAGTAATAGTGGCTTTATTAAATATGAGGACATCATTTAGTGTCCAACTTGCATCAAAGTAAACAATACCTGTGCCGTTATCTGCAAAGACCGTAGGTGTAGCACCAATAGATCCAACAGTTACAGCTCTGTCTTGAAATACAAAAGATCCATATCCATCTACATATAAAGCACCATACTCAGAATTAGATACAGTAGTTAAGGCTGACAAGGCTGTGCGATTAGTGCCTGGGTCTGCCTGCATAGTGGTAAGACCTGCGTCTATATCACGCATTGAATCAGGCCAGTCAATTTGATCTAATATCTTGTTAATACGTGTGCCAGCTAATTGTCCAGCAGTAGCATCTGTGACTGTGCTGATTTGTGCTATCTGCGCTAATCTAAATGCATCTACAGCTTGTATAGTCGTAATGGCTACCGTGTCATCTGATTCACCTGGATAGGTAGTTACATAAGACGTAATAAATCCCGAGAAGATAGGATAAGTAACGCCATTAAATGTTGCAGTAATCTGCACCTTTTTCATAGGTGTTAATAAATTGTAATATGGCCCGCTTACATTCTGTGGGTTAAAGTCGCCATTTTGATCTGTAATACGTAGAGTAAGTGCGCCTGTTTGAAATTGATCTGATAATGCAGTACGGCCTCGGTTAGTCTCGATACGATTTACTTGATTTGATACGTCAACAATTACAGCTGCTGAATCCGCTAGTACGTTAGTGCCTAGGATACCTTGGTCAATAATCATAGCCTGAGCAAAGGCAGGGCCAGTGCTAAAGTTTATTATTGCATTTATTACTGGTACTGCCATTACGGTAACTGTCCTGCGCCTGTGGTGCTAAAACCAGTACGTCCAGCGACCTGAATGCTTTCTGCTACTAATTGCGCAAACTTATCACCAGATGGTGAATCAATTCTTACGTTAACATCTAAAGATCTATTGCCAGATTCTCTAGCTCTTTCAGTAGCAATTTGTGACACATTCATACCAGCATAAGAAGCTGTGCCTACTAGTTGCGTTGCTAGATCTTGAAAGTATCCAGCCGTTAATGGTGTAAATGTAGGTGTAGATGTAGATGTAGATGGGGCTGCATCCTCAGTTAGTGTAGGCAACTTGCCACCCATACTTAAAATGAATGCATTGATTTTAGCAGTCATGGATTTAACTGACTCTAAAGCAAATTGGAAATTATCTGCAAACTTCTTAGCAGCATCGGCCGCTGCCATCTCAGCAAGTATTTTCTTAGCCAAAGCCTCGTTATTATCTAATATGGCTATCTGCGCCTTAATTCGTAACTTAGTCTCTTCATCGGTTGCAGCATTTAAGGCAGCCATAAGTCCTATGCGCTCTATATCAAACTTATCTCGTAATTGATCTACGGCAGTCTTAGCCTTTATTAAAGTGTTTTCTTGCTTACGTAATGTAACAGCATCTTTAATTGCTTTAGTCTCGGCTTTCCTTTGTGCTGGAATACCTGAATAGCCACCTTGATTTTGATTCATTACATCTGACCTGCGTACGAACTTGTTACCGACTTTAATGCTTGCATTAGGGTTAAGTAAACCTATTACATCGCCAACAGTCCTAAATGCACTGCCTATCTTTTCAGCTGCATTAACCATCCTTGTAGTAAATGTGTCTATATCATTACTGCCTGATAATGCTGCTATTGCATCTAATAAACCCTTACCTATAGCCTCTTTAGATTCATCTACAGCTACAGTCAACTTAGCCATACTGCCTGCATAGCCTTCTACGGCTGCTGCTGCCTGACCTGCAAAGTTAGCGTTAAGTGTGCGCTGTACTTCTAAGAATGATGCTGACTTTAATTGTGCCTTGCTCAGTCCTACACCTAATCTGCCGAGTGCTGCGTTATCGCCTAGGTAGGCTTTAGATAGGCTAGTAGATACAGCTGTGAGATCCTTGCCAGTGCCTGCTGATACGTTTAATGCAGTATTAAATAAACTCTGTGCCTGAGCGACATCCTTAGTCACTATCAATAGACGCTGGAAGCCTGGGATTAAGTTTTCATCTACTATGCCAAACTGTAAAGATAGATTCTTTAGGTAGGTTTCTATGCCTGGCTGTTCAAACTCTAAGCCTAGGTTGCTAACTGTGGTACGTAGTTTAGCCGCTGCCTTCTCTGAATCTATAAATGCATTTACTGCATTCTTGCCAAAGGATACTAAGGCTACTGAGCCAAACACTTTAGCAAAAGTCTTGCCTAATTTTTGTGCAGATTTGTCAAACTCAGATATTTGCTTCTTGCCTTTAGTAAGTGCTTTACCGTTCCAGGTGGCTAAGGCTGAGACTACTAAGGCTGGTGGTTTTGCCATTATGAGACCTTCTTTAATTGACTGTTATTAAACTTAGTGGCAACTGTATCTATGGCTTTAACTACAGCTGCATAGACCTTGCCTTCATCTTCATACCATGCTCTAAATATTGCTCTACCACGTTGCGGACCAACACCCTTCATAGAACTTAGGTTTTCGGCTGCCTGGTTAAATTGTATGCCAGCATTAGGGTTGAGTGATTCCCCTTGCTTGCCTCTTTGCTTACGGCCTGCAGTTTCAAATATTGAACCCGATGCAGATTTATTAGCCACGTAGTTTACAAGTGAAAATCCAGCAGCATTACGTCTGCTTTGACCAGCAGAATACACAATGCCATTACGTGCTACATCTTGATCATAGAATGGGAATGCTCGGTACTTCTGCTCAGCTGTAACGTTTACTTTGCCCCATCCAGATAAAACTTCTGAATTGGCAGGCATGTAGCCTTTAGCCCGATCTCTAATAGGTATCATGGCATTCTTAATATTTGTCTGCATCTCTTTATTAAGATTAGGGTCTAACACTTTCATAGCGGCTTGAAGCTCTTTAACGCCTGTTACGTTTACTGGCATTTTTGATCTCCTTTGCTCTATCTTGTAAGACCTGCACAATAGCCCTTAGCATCTCTGGGTCCATGTCAATAAACTCACTAGGCGCGATCCCTAGCTCTACAGATAAACTTGCTATCGCATAGAGCGTAGAATCACGCTGTACTATTTTTTTTCTTCGTCTAATACCTCGACAGTTTCTAGGCTGTCAATAAACTCAATACCAAATACAGGTACAGTTACGTTAGCCCTACGTAAGCACTCGTGCGCTAAGAAGTAAATCTCAGTTTGACGTTCGTGATCACGTAGGACTTTACTAATTCCTGCGCCATACTTTAACTCGAAAGCGTACTCG